CAGCCTAGGATCAAGCGAAATTGGTTGCGGCCTAAGGTAACCCTGCGTCGAATGAAGTGGAAAACTCTCTCACGTCTTACGGTAGCGGCGGTCACCAATTATCTGAATGGGCAAGTTGCCAGCTTTCGCAGGCTTCGTCTCCGCAGTCGCACCCGGTCACGGATTTTCCGTGGCTGAGTAAAAATTCTGGGCTGACGCCTGAACGTTTCGCGTAGCAGCGAGGAATTCGGCTGCAGTCATTTCGAAGGATCCTATCGGGGGGACGAGGCCGTGTGGAGGGCATAAAAAATGCGCCTCCACACGGGCGCTCATTATGGTTATTCGGTTGGTGAATCCGCCGGTGGGTCGATGGCCGGAGGAGTCTCTGCCTTCGCTGTTTGTAGATCTTCAACATCCCCTCCACCGTCAACATACTTAGCGGTGAGGTCCCGGATCTGGTCCGGGATAGTAGCGAGTGCCTGCCTGCGTTCCCGCTCCGCTAGGACAGCATTCAGGTGTTCGTATAGTTCGTCGTCAGTCATGGTCTTGAGGTCCATGGGTGCTCCTTAGTTGGGGATTGTTCCGACAGCAGTTCCGGGAAGGGACGTGGGCCAAGCCTGCTGTGTTGACCAGCTGACCTTCCCGCGGTAGAAGTCGCCGGGCACTGGCGAAAGGTACACCGGGACCCAGCCCGATGAGGCGACACCAACCCGTCGGAGGCCCGGGGGCCCATCGACCCCGTTGTACCAATGCGTGATGGGTGGTCGAAATCCGACGGGGATGCCGCCTGCTGCGAGCATGTCGTAGGCAGACCCGGTGGCTCCACTCATGGCAACATCAGAAAACACGAGCGAAACCTCGTCCCTTGACCGGGACAGGTATAGCTTTCCCGACGTGACATTTGGGGCCAGTGCGGTGATATCCCGAAGCCCGGATTCTCCGTAGACGAGCTGCTCGCGCCCGTTGACGTAGTCCCAGATCCTGACCGCACGTCCTGCCGTCTCCGAAACGGTGTAGCGCTGCCCTGTATCCAGAATCGCGCCAACGGCTGCAGAAGCGAACCTTGCATAACCAGCGCTGCTCAGGTGAATATCAACGGTCGAAGCCGACCACCGCTTATCTAGCTGCTTCCCGTTTGGGTCGGTAATTGCCTCGGCGGCATCCAAGACCATGAGAGCACCACCGGGAAGGGTGTCTTTGATCCACTTATTGAGCTGCTGGCGTACCGTCTCCTGAGCTGCGGACGCATCGTGTCGTGGAAGGCACGTCAACATCACAACGTTCTTAGTTGTCACCGATGAGATCAGTGGGAACGTGGTGTTGAATCGAGTGATGAGGTTCGCCAGGGTTACGCCTGCGGCAAACACATCGTTGGACCACATGTCCCAATACAGGGTCGTGGGTCGGGCAATCTTGTAGAGACTACTAATGTACTTGTTGAACTTCCACGCCAAGGTGCTCGTCCACTCAGTCATGGCGGTGCCCGAATGCGCGTAGAACATGGGGATCGCACGATTGGCTCGGGCATGCCGAGAAGCCCAAGAGTCGTAGACCGGTAGGGCGGCCGACTGGCCCACAGTCAGCGATGTCCCGAAATAGGCGTGCACCGGAGTGTTCTCCGGAACTTCGACTTCGATCCATACGTCCAGCGGGGATTCCTGGACCTGCGTCATCGGCGGGTTGGGTGTATTCACTGCGACGGAGCCGCCGGTAAGTGACCAGCCGCCGCCTTGGGCTAGATGGTTGTTCTGTGCCGCGGACGTGTATCCGTATCGAATAACATAGTCTCTTTCGATTTCCAGCGGGTAGTCATCGACCCATGGTGTGACGTATTCGGAACCTGTCGAGGGAGTTTGGATCCCGCTGTTGCCGACGATGTTCTTGCCGGTACCGGTCAGGAAGGCTCCAAACGCATCACCGTTTGAGATGCGAACCATCTCCCCGATACTGATGCCCATGATGGTCAGTGCGCCCGTGTAAGCGACACCGGAACGGTCATTGTAGTTACGGAAGTGAATGCGCCAGCGAGGTACACGGACAGCTGTTGTGTACGGCAGGGCATGGCCCACGTCGATGGCAGTGGTGACACCGCCGCCCTGAGCGCATGTGAGTGCAGTGCCCACGCGCTTGGCCTGCGGCCGGAGCTTCCACCCGCTCGTGTTGGCTGGGACAGTGGAAATGGTGCGTTCCCACGTGCGGCCAAGATCGCCAAGCTCTGCCCAAACGACGGTGCTCGTCGTTGAACCGACGGGCGTGATAGTTACCTGACCGGGTCCCGCACCGTAGGGCCGCTCAGCGATCCCGTCAACGAAAGCCTGCGTTGGTAGGCGGTAGATTCCGTCGTTGGCCAGCCCGGTCCAAGTGGTCAGGGCGCCCGCTGGCACGGAATTCTTGAACTTGAGCGCGTCTTCGGCGCCGGTCCCCGAGTCGCCTTTGAGGCCACGGGGTCCGCGATTGTTTCCTACGATGATGTAATTTGCAGCCATCGTGTCACCACCACCTTGTGATTATGTCGCCCAAAGTGAGCTCGGGGATTGGTCCGGTTTCCCGGTCTGGGTCTGCGGGGTCGAGGTAGTTCCAGATGTATCCGCGAGCTGGGGGCGGGGTGAGTCCTACCCACCAGATCCATGGGTTGGCTCCACCGCCGGGGCCGCTACCTATGCCGGTAAGATTGGCCAGCTCGGATAGGGTGCCACCGCCAGCGGGGACACGGATCTGGAAGTCCAAGTAGGCGATCAGGTTGCCCTCTTCGTCGAGCCACTCGATCCGGACTGTGTACCAAGCATCGCGAAGCATGCTCACGGTCGGTTCGAGGTTCGTGGAGAACGTCCCATCCGATCCGGGGGTCACCGTCTGCGTATTCTCAGGTCGGATTCCGCCGCCGGACGCGGTGATATTTCCGGCGTTGAGGGTGAACTTCACAATCCCATTACGGTTAGCCATCGCTACCCCGCCAATGTCTTTCAGGTTCCCGGTCACGGTCGCCATAGGTGCTCCTTAAAAGCGAAAGCCACCGGGTGAGCGGTGGCTTGGTGAGTGGTTAGCTGGAACGAGGCGGGCCGGGCTTGGGTGCCCGTTCGGCTTCGAGTTCTAGGATGCGTCGGTCGCGTATCTTGACCAGGGCATTCGCCTTGGCCAGAAGGAACTGAGTGTCAGCCAAAGCTTGCCGGTACTCATCAACAACACTCTGAGCTGTTATTTGTTCGTCGGTCATGGGTGCTCCTATGCGGTGACTCGATAGAAAATGCCGTTGGAATCGACGTGGACGTTGGCGGTGGCCACGGTCGTGTTGGGTAAGCTCCCGACGCGAAGGCGGTTTTGGGATAGCTCTGTTGTCGCACCTGCTTTGATGGTCCCTGTGACTACCAAGTTTCCGTTCACGCTGGTCTGCGGAGCGTTGAGGTTGATGATGGTTGACTCAAGGGTCACCTTGCTTTGCCCGGAGACTTGCACAGTGTCGTGATTCAGCGACATGCCCAGTGCGTTGCTCGCACTGATAGCCCCGCCTGGAACGTTCATCTGCGCCGTTCCTGCGCCCTGATTCTCAAGGACCAAACCCCCGAGGATGATCTTCTTGGAAGGGTCCACGGTCAGGTTGTTCTTGAGAGTCGTCGGCCCATCGATGGACAGTGAGCCCTTGGAGACCAGATCGCCGTTGGCAGCAATGTCGAACAGTCCGAACTTCGCGCTCCCGTCCGGGTTCAACTCGAACGATCCCGCCGCTAGCGTCCCATCTGGCGAAATGTCCAGTCCGCCAAACGTGGCCGAACCATCCGGCCGTATCTGTGAATCGCCAGCAGTGAATAACCCGCCTGAGACAATCGCAAAGTTTCCCGCAACGTCAGTCGGGCCAGTTAGGTGGTTGGATCCACTTAGGTTGTTCGTGCCCGAAAGATTATTCGTCCCAGAAAGGTTGTTCGTTCCGCTTCCATTGAGCGTGCCCGTGACATCAAGTACACCGTCAATAGCAACATACGATTCGTTCATCCAATGAGTACTGCCCCGGTCGACCACCGTTGAAGATAGGTCAGTCTTGGTGCCGTACTGCCGATCCTTACGCTGCTGCCGAGTGACATTCTCCCCGGTCAGGTCTACGGTTCGCGCCATGCGTCACCCTCCCTTCGGCTGGAATTCGATCTTCACAAAGTCATCTGTAATGTCGCCCGAGTATTTGAGCACCCGCCATTCACGCCAGCCGGTAGTGAAGTATGGGTCGTCGCTGATGTACCAGCGAACAATCGTTCCCGGACGCAGCTCCCACAAGTTACCGAGAATTGGAGAGTCGAGCTTGAGCTCGAAACCTGCCTGCCGAACTGCGTGGTTATTGGCGATCAGCGCGGAAGACGCCTGTTCGTACAGCTCGTCACCCTTTTTGATGTTCTTGAACTGTTCGGTGCGTTCCAGTGCTGGATAGTCAGCAATGTTCGATGACGCCGATTCGCGCACCAGCATGCCGGGGCTTTTCGCCGTTCTCTGCCCGGACCCTTCGCCGACCGCAAACATCTGCGTCGCAACTTCGCTTGCGTCGGTCTCGATCCACAAGCCACTCGCTGGCGTCTCGGGTGCTGAGAAGTTCACCTCTATGGTGTTCAGTGAAAGGTCGCCTGTGCGTAGGGTGAAGCGAATTCCTCCGGCGCCGTCCCACTCCGGACGGAAATCAACATCAGGGCCATCGGAAAGATCCATGATCTCTTCCATGGCATCCAGCGCCGTGTCCATGTTGTACCCGTAGTAAGTACGAGTGCGGCCGCCGGTGTAGTCGTCCTCGTAGACCATGGGGACGTTGCGACCAGAACCGGCAACTGCCAGCTGGATGATCCGCTTGATGATCGTGTCGTACTCCAAACCGGAGTACGTTTTCTTCCAGTTCACAATGTTCTGATCGCGCACTTCACTGATCAGCCGAGCGTCCCACAGGGACCAGATGTCCTCGTGGGTAAGGCTGAGGGCCCGTGTATCACGAACGTATCGTGCCCTCCGAATGAGCCCGGCATACACCACCACATCGTCATAATCGACAATGATGAGGCGCTGCGCCGGGTACGTATCAGTCAGCCCCGCGGTTGCGGCGACATCCGGATCGGACAGGACCAGCGAGGTTGACCCGCCGAAGACGTGATTGAATCCCCGCTCCCACGGCGAGGATTGCGGCTTGAGCTCTACCCGGTCAGACCACGTCTTAGAAGACAAGCTCCACACTCTGTAACCAGACAAGGCGCCTCCTAGATATACGTGTCGTTGAATGCGACCTTGACGGTGCCAGTTCCGGGAGTACGCGCAACGCTGTAGAAGTTCTGCGGCATGCCCGGTGCGATCTTGAACAGCTCGGAGTAGACGATGCCTCCACGGTCAACCGCGCCACCAACTCGCAAGATCCCCGTGCGCATGTCAACTACGTGCGGTGAACCCGAAGTGACAGCGCGCTCCACCGTCACCAGACGCCCGCCCAGAAGTAGCTCATAGCCACCAGGCAACGACCCGGTAACCGTGACCGTCGCAATGGCCGGGACGGTTCCACGCTGATACACGTCGAACCCTTCACCGACCGCAGCGGAGAATGACCGAGCCTCCCCGTACTTGAACGGGTCAATCGCTTCCAATGGGATCTGGAAACGCAGCATATTTTCAGTCAGGAACTCAGTGTCAACCTCGGAGCCCGGACGCGGATCAACCATCGCCCACTGCGTCGCACCATGACCAGCAACCAACAACTTCACATTCCCGCGAAACCCTGCCGCATTAATCCGCTCCACAGCCTGATGCAAATAGTCATGGTTCGAAGACTCCACCAAACCGTTGATAGTGATCTGGCGGGAACCATACTCAACCGGAGTACGGAACCCGCCATCCCCAATTACGCGGGGCTCACTGCGAGTCTTAGGCGACGGTCTGTTGAACCATCCAGGCATAGGTGACTGAACCGTCCATAGCCCATCGCGAGTTCGTCCCGACAGCGGAAAGCCATCAAGGGTTACTAGTTCAGATGCCAACGCGCACACCTACCCCTCCAAGAGCTTTCCTTAGCTCGTCACGGAAACCCGCAACGGCCCTGTCTGCGTCGCCGGCGCCATCTACCGTGACGTAAACATTCACCGGTCCTGCTGCCTGCGCCTGCGCTGCATGCTGCCTAACTTCACGAGAAGGTGGCACGGACAGTCTCGGAGAATTGCCCGGACGCCCACCGCCAGCAAAATCTGCAAGGTGGTGGATGCGAGGATCGTCGTTGTTGATCATCCCCAAAGCCGTGTCGTACTTCTCTGACTTGGGCTCCGAAATAACCCACTCGCCGTCGTCCACGTTTGCAGTAGGGCGACCGTCTGACCCGACGCCAAGAATCATGTCCCGGCCCAAGCCCGTATATGGAAGCCGGCCACCATTCTCATATGAACCAACACGCCCGCCCTGCCAGTGATCAAGCTGACCACCGCGGCCGCCGGGACCAGTCGATACTTGCGAGCCACCATTGACTACACGTTGCTTGATGAGCGCAGTGCGAGTCCTAGCCGCGTGAGCCAAATCGACCTCAGCACCATAGGTGTTCGCGGTCGCCAAGATTTGAGCCTGTCGATGCTTGGCCGCTACGGCATCAATCTCTTTTCCGGTAGCGCTGGCCGTCCCATTGTCGGTGACTTTGATCCTGCCGTCGGGCAACTCTTCGACCTTGTACCCAAGGTCTTCCATCGCCTGTCGAACCTCGGGTGAGTTGTCGTCAATCGTGATCGACTTATCCGGGGTTGCTTTGATCGCATCAGCTAGGTCATGGATTCGTTCGCCAAGATCATCAACATTCGAATCAAACTCAGTGAACACCGCGCCGGGGATGAGGTTCAGGCTGTCCGCAAGAGCCGCGGCCTCCGTCTTGCCCATGCCCATTGAGATCGCGGTCTTGATGAACTCTTCACGTCCTGCAGACATGGTTGCCGCAAGTTCGGCCATGGTGCCCCCAGCTTGACGCTGCGCTTCCATAGCGGCCATCGTTGAGGACTGCACACCATCGAGAGCGCGACCGTTGGCGCGCCCCTTCTCCGTGGTGTCATCAAGCGTCTTGCCGTTCTTCGTGGCAGCTTCAGCAGCAGCATCGAACGACTCTTCCAGACCGCGCAATGCCTCGCGCTCGGAGATTGCGATGGCACCAATGTTGACCAGCGCATCGTAGAAGTCGTCAACCTTCTTCTGGGCATCCTCGGCAGCTTGGGCGGCTTCTTCGATTCCCATGGCCGCAGTCTCGCCACCAGCACCCGCGGCACCAGCAGCAGAACCGACACTATCCAGTGCCCCGGCAGCATCGGGAGCGGACGTCTTGATTCGTCCCAATGCCAAATCCACTAGACCCAACTCGTTATCCGGGTCAATCTGCAAGCCCTGCTCAGTCGCGATACCCATCAAGGAATCCTTGAGTGCCGGCACGTTGTTGATCAGCGTGGCAACTTCTTCGTCGGTAAGCGCGAGCTGTTCCGCCATGTCAGCGAACCCCTGCTGGGCCATATCAATCTCGCCCATTTCAAACGCCCGCCCGAGCGAACCCATGGCAACCTCAAGCTTGCCAGCGTCATTCGTCATGTCGCGCACTGTGAACATGCCAAGGTTTCGGGAAACCCAGTCCATGCCGGGGAGCTTAGCCATGCCAATGTACTCAATGGCGCGTTTGGCCGCCGCAGCCTCGGTGGTTACGTCGCCAAGGCTATTTGCATAATCCTTGAGCATCCCCGTGGAGAGCGCATTGCCCTCGCCAAGATCTAGGCCGCTTACAACTCCGGCACCGCCGCCAGTGGTAAGTAGATTGAAGTATTCTTCAAGGTCTGTCTGACCGGACCGTGCGGCCTCGTTGATGCCCTCGATGATGGACTTGCCAGCAGCTAGTGCCGCGCCAACTATCACCGCGCCAGAGATAGCTTTGGAGACCTTGCCAATGGCAGTGTGAGCACGCCCGCCCGTTCCCTGAATAGCTGAGAATGCTTCACTCAGCTCAGCGGTCTTCTTTGCGATGTTGAACAACGCGGTAGTCGCGAGAAGGCCAGTGCCAGCAACGCCAGCCAGGATAGTAAGGAAAGTCTGTATCGGCTTCGGGATCGCACCGAACCAATCAGCCAGACCGGCCGCACCCTCCGCAAGGTTTGCCAAGATCGGCAGCAGCACGCCGCCAGCCTCAATCGCCGCATCCTTGATGTTGTTCCAAGCAATGGTGATCTTCGCTTCGGTGGTTTCGTAACGCTTCTGAGCTTCCTCGGCTAGTGCCGAGTTCTCTTCCCAAGACGATGCGCCAAGATCTAGGGACTCGGACAGCAGGTCGCCGGCGCCAGCGAGACGCAGGAGCGTTCCCACTTCCTCGGTGCCCTTGATGCCCAGATCCTTCATGGTGTCCACGACATTGCCGCCGGACAGCTTCACGCCTTCGAGGCCCTTCACCATCATGTCGATGGCGCGCACCGGGTCGTTCTTGAAAGCTTCGGAGAATTCCTCAGATGAAACGCCGGCAACCTTAGCCAGTTCCTCAAGCCCTTCGCCGCCAGTCTGCACGTCGGAATACATGCGAGTCATGACACGAGTCATCACACCGCCGCCCAGCTCGGCCTCAATGCCCACAGAAGACATTGCATTGGCCAGTGCCAGAACATCAGCTTCCGACGCGCCCACGAGCTTGCCAGCACCAGATAGACGCGTGGCCATGGACATGATGTCTTTCTCGGTGGAGGCTCCATCGTTGCCGAGAGCCACGAGAGAAGAACCGAGCTCGTCAACCTTGTCACCGGATGTGCCCATGACGTTCATGAATTGAGCCATCGACGTTGCAGCCTCATCGGCGGACAAGTTCGTGGTCTCGGAAAGGTCGATCATCGTCTTGGTGAAGTCCGCAACGTCTTCGCGTGCGACACCGAGCTGACCGGCAGCCTCAGCGACACCCGCAATCTCAGCGTGAGTCGCGGGCAAAGTCTTAGCCAGGCCGCGAAGGGAACCCTCAAGGGCGTCCATCTGCTCGGGCGTGCCATCAACCGTCTTGGTGACGCCCGCCCAAGCGGACTCCCAATCAATCGCAGCTTTAGCCGCAAGCCCCAGACCGGCTGCAATGCCCAGCCCAGCTTTCCCAGCAGCGTCCCCCAGAGTGTCGAGGTTCTTTTCATTCTTCTTGCGCCATGACTCAAGGTCGCGACCAAAGTCCTGAGTGGCTTTCTTGCTGGTTTTGAGTTTATTTACAAGCCCGTCAACTTTGGCGTCCAAGACGAGCTTTACGGTACGAATTGCCATGGAATCTCCAAAATGACTAAGGCCCCGATAAGATCAAAGGCATGACTAATAAGCGGGCAATTCCAGCGCAAGAAATAATCAGTAAATCCGGTGACAGGCTGGAAATAACAGGCATTGTCATTTCGTTTCTCTGCTTAGCCATTGGCGTGGTCTCACTCTTCAATGGCGGCAATGGAATACCACTAGTGGGCATCGTGCTCGGCCTGCTGCTGATGATCACCGGCTACGCGAAGAAGACGTCAGCGGCGACGATGGCGATGTTCATCATGCAGTCCGTTGACCGCGAGCTAGCCACTGAAAACAAGGCGAGTACTCAGCAATAACGCGCCCGTATTCTTCCGCTGATCCCAGTCCTCAGTCGCAACAATCTGCGCCGTGGTCTTGTGGCAGCGGGTAGGCGGGTCCGTCTTGTACTTGCCCTCATTGGCCGGGTCCGTGCACTCGGAGATAGGCCCGCCGCACTTCGGGCACAATGAATCCTCATAGACCTTGAGTGCCAGCATCTTGTCCTGCTCAGAATCTGACCATTCGGACTCGGCAGGATCACCCGGCATCCATCCGCGGAACTTGCGGTGAGAGATGCCGAGCGACCTAGCTACTTCGACTTGCCGGCGGAACCCTGGCTCGTCTTGAATGCGGCGTGCGAAAAAGGGATTTCATTGTCCCCGCGGTTCAGTGTGTTGACCGCGTTCTGGAACTCGACGTACTGAGAGCGGGACATCTCATCGCTGAGCGCCTGCCAGTCGGACGGCTTGAAGTCCTGTGCAACACCCTCGGAGTCGGTCACGCGAACAATCGCGGTCGGCTTCTCATGGGACATAGCAGCATCGAAGATCGTGGCAATATTGAAGCCAGCATCAGCGTCGAGTTCATTCTTCTCACGCGGCTTATGAGCGGCCACCAGAGCGTCCCAATCGACACGAGGCAACGCACGTACAACGAACGTCACGGACGCGTTGCGCTGCGCCTCAAAGAGCGCGTGAACTTCCTTCTGGATCGCCGCCACCGGACCATTCAGGCGGCCGTCAACCGACTGCTTGCGCATCGCTTCCTTGAGGCGCGCATCCGCATCTTCATACTTCGCGAACAGCTCACCATCGAGGCAAAGAGTTACACGTCGTTCAGCACGCTTGATTGAAATAGCCACGAGGACTCCTAAGTTTTGAGGGTGGGTTTCAGTGGGGTGAAACCGCGTGCGCCCTGCACCCCACCAGGGCAGAGCGCACGCGAGATTGTGGAGCGGTGAAGCTAGGCGGCCATGACCACGTCGAGCGCCGGGGAGCTGATGATGAACAGCTTCCACATGCTCTTGATGGTCGAGTTCGCCTCGTGAGGAACATCAACCTTGGCGCCGACCTTGATGCGGTAGATGCGCACCGTGTCACCGACTGCCAGCGGGGCGTCGAACGCCTTGCCGCGGCGAATCAGGATGTCCATGACGGCGCCCTCAGTGAGAGTTTCAACCGCTAGGTTGAACTCCGCCTCATCCGGGCTGTTCGTGTTGTCGATCGCAGTGACGGACAGCGAGTGAGTCTTGCGCCCTGGCTGCTCGAAAACATCGGTGGTGCACAGGCGCTCATCAGTGATCGTTGCCTGATCCAAGCCAACGTCCAGAGACGTGATGTAGCAGGACAAGTCATCCTGAGCAGTAGCCTCGGTGAGCTTGGGAGCCTTCATGTTCGCGAAAGTCGCAACAGCCAAGACAAGCTGATTACCATCGGACGGTGTTGCTGGAATGTCAGACAATGTCTGCCTCCTTCTTTTCTGCCGCCACGGACGGCTTAGGTGTCACACCTTTTGATGCGACAAAATGTTTCGGCTTACGAGGCTTGATAGCCGGCGGGTACTTGTCCGACTTGATGGCTACGTAAAAGCCAGAGGCAAGGCGCTTGCTCGTCTCGGGCACGTCGAATTCGTGCCTCGTTTTGGGATCGCGCACGCGAATAAAAAGCATGAGGAACCTTCTTTCGGGCATAGAAAAAGACGCCCCACGAGAGAGCGCCTTAGGTGAATTGGATTAGGTGGACAGTCGCCATTCAAGGACGGCGTAGTGAGGATGTGCGCCGCCAAAGGTCACGTCCATGTCCTCAGTGATCGGCAAATCATTCGGGATCGCCTCAAGCCGCTGCCCCTCAATACGTGCACCCTCAAGATCCGCCACAACTTGATTAGCAATGATGAACACCGAGGCGGCCGTCATGCTCGTGACTGTCGTGCGCCACTTCGTGCCCCGCATGTGGGGAGTTCGATTCAACGACCGAGCCTCCACGCGAGGAACAAACGGAGTCACGAGAACATATGGCATCACGAGCACTGGAAAGGGTGGAGTGTCATCGGCGTCCGGAACCACGCTGTCGTATGCGTTATGGTCGGCCAGCAAAGCCAAGAAATCAGAGTGAAGGCTCATAGCTTGTCCACCCACCCGTCGACAAGTTTGTTGATCTGCTCATATGTCTTCGGCGCCTCACGCATCAACGGCCCTTCGAGATCCAAGGTGCCGCCGCCGCGAGACGTTCCGAAGTAGGCAACGTTCCCGATGCCACCACCCTTGCGCGCCTTATCCGGGCCGATAGCATAAGCGACAGATCCGGCGCCATATTCGGAGTCATAGCTGATCGCAGGAGCTAAGCCCTTGAAGTGCTTCGATGACTTGGCGCCAGCAACAAGATCCTCCTTGATGTTGAGCGAGCCCTTTTCAAGCACCGCATCAACCTCTGGAAGCGCCTTGCTTGCGATCTTGCCGAGCTCGACACCAAACTGGTTTAGTTCGTCAAGGCCCACTATTTGGACGCCCATTTACTTCACCACCAGTTCGACGTTCCAGCGGTCGGCCGTGCGGAATGTTCCCCGCGCCAACTCGACCAGTCGGAACTTTGAGCCGACCAGATCCGGGTCCATCGTTGAAGCCGTGATCGTGGCAATGTCATCGATCCGCAGTTGAGACGAAACCGGAAAGTGAAGTTGCAAGGATTCGATAACGTACGCATGACCGCCAGCCTCAGGATTCGCCGCCTGAGCCGTCGCGCCTTGGACCTTGCACGCACCGCTATAGACCGGCGTGAGACTGGGAGTCACCGCGCCGGTTATAGGGTCCGTGACATTGGGGCCCGGACGGGAGGCCATGCAGGAGTCGAGCATCAGGGACTCGGCTAGGGCACGGCCATCAGTCGTGATCTGCTGAATGTCCATCAGGCATACCCCGGAGTGGCAACCAGGCGAATCGAGAACGAGTCGCCAGACGATGCAGGCAGCAGGTCATCCCAGTCATCCTCAGACAGCTGCAGCTTCCCCGAACTGCCCGTGGTGTCCACTGTCTCTGTCTTCGAGTAATCGTCAACAGAGACAGTGGACTGCCGCAAACCTTTCGGGTTATCCAAGACGCGCTTGATCGCCCCCGCAATGACGCGCTTGACGGTCTTCGCAAAATCCTCAGACGCCGCAACTTGTGCATCCACATCAGAAATCCGCTGGCGAACATCTGCCGACAAATCGCCAATCCAGACGCCCACCGTGACCTGCTGTGGCGCAGTAAGAGTGCGGTCCAAGAGTCGATCCTGTACATCCTGCCAAGTTGCTAGATCAGCCATGGCCACACCCTCCTTCTACTCGGTTACGAGTGCCTTGATGTCTTCGCGCTTGAGATCCGCAACAGCGTCCGACTCGTGGCCCTTCTGGACCGCGTAGGCGCGCCATTCCTCGACGGAAGCGTTGCCCTTCGGCTCGAAGAGTTCCGCGCCGGGAGCGACGTGCTCGTTGTCCGCGGGCGGCGGAGTATTGCCGCCGTCGCCTGAATCCTTTTCCGGAACGGCGGGTGGGGTTTCGGGAACCGCCGGGGTGGCCTCGGGAACAACGACGCCCATGTGAGCGAACCCGCGCAACCGCTCGATGACTTCCGGATCCGAAACATCGGACTTGCCACCACTGAACTTCGTCAGCCCGTTGAGCCGAAGCTCCGGGTACTTCTTGCTGAGAATCAGCATGAAAACTCCAATCAATGAATGAGTGGGGCGCTCGAAAGCACCCCACTCAAACGGGCTAGTTAGACGGTGCGGAGGGTTAGCTTGCCGTGCTTCTTTTCGTTGCCGTAGTTCAGGCCGATTTCGCCGTAGATCTGAACTTTGTCAGCGGCGCCGGTCTTGGCCAGTGGCTCGGCGAAGAAGTGACCCTTGCCCGGGATCTCCAAGAAGGCGGGGCGCAGATCCTCAAGGGATGCCACGATCAGGGTGTCAGCCGGGATGTATCGGGACAGCATGATGTTGGCGCGACCGAAGTCAGTCTCAAAGGTCTGCAGGGAGACGCCGCCGACATCGCGGGTGTCTTCCTTGTAGCCTGCATCCTTGATGAAGATCTTGGTGAGCTGGCGCTTGAGCGCAGCGTTCACCATGACGGTGCGGGTTTCGCCTTCCTGAATGCCGCCGTTCTCCCAAGCGTCTTGGAAGAGGTTCATGACATCGTCTTCGGACAGGACGCCAATGGCGGAGGTGACGCCCACGTTGGTGGTGATCGCTTCCAGCAGACCGCGAGTCTTACGCGGGGTCGCGTTGGTGGTCGGCTTGGAGTAGGTGCCGGTGATGAAGGTCTTCTCGATATCGAAGGCCTTCTGCTTGAACTGCTGCGCGAGCTGCCAGGCCAGTTCGTCCGCGGGGAGGACGGTGCCGCCCACGGTCACTTCCGGCTGGCCGGCGGTTGCGCGCTGGCCGGTAGCGGCCTGCTTGGTGTAGGAAATTTCCACCGCTTCCTGGTGGATTTCCAGCACGTTCGACGCGTTGTAACGCACGCGTTCTTCACCTGCAGGCGCATTGGCACCTTCGAGACGCTGGCGAGAATCCTCACCGGCGCGCAGGTCGTAGCCCTGCCACTCGAAGAAAGTAGCTCCCACAGATTCGCCGCCGGTCAGGCCGCCAATCGAAGAGAGCAGCGGGGTGTCTTCCGGGGTAGCTGCGAACAGCTCACCCACGTAGTTCGGCAGGTTGTAAGTAGTGCCCTGCCCGGTAATTCCAGCCACAATGGCCTCCTAAGTTTAGGTTTGGTTATTTGCCAGAGCGCCGAGCTGCTGTGCTTTCAACACAGCAACTGCGCTCTTATCGCCAGCCTTCTCGGCAGCAGCGATCTGCTCCGCGAGAGTGCCGGTCTTTTCATTGCGAGGCCCACCGGAGGGGTCGGGCTTCGGGGTGCCAGGGGCCGCAGCCGTAGCGAGTCGAACAGCAAGCCGTTCCATGGCCGCTTCGTCACCAGCAGTCGCCAGCAGCTCAAGATCGTCCGCATCGGTGATCTTGTGCTTGGCCGCCACCTTGTAGCGGGCAAGTTCGGCCTTCGCCTCAGCAGCTTCCTTTGCGCGCTCGGTCGTCTCGGCCTGTGCGCGCTCAATGTCGCTCAACTTGGCCTTCTCAGCCTCAGCCTCGCGATCCTTGAATGCAGCCAGTTCCTTGCGCACTTCTGCCAGATCAGCCAAAACGGCATCCTTGGATTCCTTCGACTTGAATCCGCCAGCATCTTCATCCGGCTTCACAGCTTCCGGTGTCGCACTCGGGGTAACTTCCGCGCTCTCGTCGGGCTTTACCTCTGTCACAACAGGATTCACATTTGCAGGCACAATCGCACCCCTTCATTTCTTGGCCGCGTCTCACGGCAAATAACCCCACACGCGTCTCACGCGCAGGAAAAATAGTTGATAAATCAGCGGGCGAACTTCTCCCCGCCAGTGGAAAGCCAACGTCGGAAATCGTCCTCGACCTTGGCTGCAATCTCAGGCGTGAGTGGCTTCTTGCTGCTGTATGGGTAGCGGCCCTCGCGGACGGCATCCCAACGCAACTGGGCATCGAACAACCTGCGCTCGGCTTCCGTCATCGTGTATCGCGAACCATCACGCACACCAGTGTTGCGAGCCTGCTCAACAGCACGCCGCGCACCAACACGAGTACCGCCGCGGGCAAGAGCGCCAAAGCCCTCACGCTGGCCGCGGATAGCGCCGAGAGGATCCTGACCGCCGGGCAACAGGTACCCGTTCGACTCCAGCAACTTGAGTGACTGCTCGCGTGGGAGATTCTGCGAGTAGATACCCTCTGGCGTCAGTCGCGGCCTGCGGCCCGTGCCGTAGTTCCCGCGGCGAGTAGTCCCCTCAGTGGTCACTAGCCCGCCCGGCTTCATGCCGCGGCGGCTGTTGACTACTTGGAAGAGGTCGCCACCGTCACGAATCGCCTGCGCGCCAGAAGCCGTGTAGATCTTGTTCTGCTCGCTCTCCGAAAGGCTCTGGAAGTATTCGTAGGGGTCATGGATAAGACCTTCAGAAGTAGCCGCATCAGCGCCTTTCGATGGAACGTGAACACAATCGCAACCGGGATGCCGACGAAAGCCAGCGTTCCAGCGGTAGAACTTGCCAGCCAGCACCGAACAGCGCGAGCACGACGGAGGGTTGAGCATTCGGACATACCCGACGCCAGGACGTGAAGCTAGGTCCACACCGGCAGCGCCGCGGCCAGCATCAGCCACGGTCGTCTTGACGATGAGCTCGAGGAACTTCCCGCCCGACGCCTTCGCGGCCAGCGGATCCCAGCCTTCCTTGATGCGCTCCTTCGTGCGCGGCACCGGAGACCAAAGAATGCCATCCAGCGAGCGACCGTCAGCCGCAACACCCGCAAACCCAGCAGGATTCACGAACGCTTCCGGGGCCTCGTAGTCACCTTGCGCGGCCAACGAGCGCGCCCCATAGGATGCGCCCGCAGTAGCGGCCTCGAGCTGCAGCGAAGACACCTCGTCAACCAGCCCAGTGTTCCGCAGGATCACCGCCCACGAGTCAGTCAGTAGGCCAACCTGAACCTGCTGCCAAGCCTTACGCGCCTTGAGCTGACCAATCGCCTGCAGTCGTTGCGAAAGCTTGTACTGCTGAACAACTGCCGCGGGCATGGACATCAGACAACCTCCGCAACCTGCTTCTCAAGGGAATCCAAAGCCATGCGAGATTCTTTCTCGATGCGCTCCCACTCGCGCTTCTTCTTCGCCTCAGACCAGCCAAGCTCGTCCCAGCTAGATTCACGCGAAATCAGCCCATCACCATTGGCGTACATCTTCGTGACAGCATCCGCAGTCTGCGCTTGCGTCGGAGTCGCGGGGTTGTACCACTCGGTAGCGATCCTGTTACCCTCGACCCATTTGCCAGTACGGAAACGCTCATACAAGCCCATGACGTGGCCCCAACCGGCGCCATCCTCAGTGTTCTTCGCCTCGACGTTCTGAATCAGTCGCGACTCATCGGCCACAATCGCACCCTCAGTGGGAGGATTCGCCGAATTCTGACCGAAGTAACGGATCGGAAGACCAGTAATACCCGAAACGAGCTGGCCATAATGGTTCGTCGTGTCGTGGAAATTCTTCAAATCCGACGCCGTGAACTGGCCAACCTTCGCATCCTTGTTCTGGTTAGCCCAGATCGCAGTGAAGTAGGCCTCCCACGCAGGGATCGGGTTGTTGTTCTTGTCCATGAAGTCTTCCTTGGACATGCCCAGGACGTACTTCTGCGGAACGGAGTGCGTCTCGCCCGCGATCTGCAAGTTCGTCAGCGTGCGAGCAGCCGCATCCACAAACGGGATAACGTCCTTCATCTCCGAAACACCCTGCCAGCGACCAACACGACGCCGATTCAAGAACATCACCAGCGGCACACGACCAAGCTTGTGATCGTCACGATCAACAATGACCCAGCCCTTCGGGCCACGCTCCAACCACAACGTCTGATCCGGGAAGTACAAGGTCGCAGCCTTCGCCGGCCCGCCATACGCCGGGCGATCATAGAACCGCGCTGCAGCGTCCATGCGCCGGAAGCGCCGATTGACGATGGCCACGATCTCCGTTGCCGACTCAACCTGAATAAGAGGGTGATCGGGATCTTCCTCGTTGGATCCGACCGACACGAAGCCGCGGCCAAGAATCAGCTTCTCTTTGCCCAGAATCTGGGACTCAGAGCCAAGGTTGTTGGCGTCCCAGCCTTCCATCAGATCCTCAGAAGCAACTTCCTCGCCCGGGAGATAGAACGCTTTCATCTTCTGCCGGTTGGCCACCGCATCAACAGTTGTACGGCACCAGTTGGCCGCCGTCTCAAACCGTCGAAGCTCTGGAGGGACAGCGAGCCCTATATGCTCAAGGCGCTGCGACCCCTCGTAGTAGCGATCATTCAGAACGTCAGCAGCCGAAGTGGCCGCCAGCTGGCTCTCCAAATAATCAACGGAGGACTGAACTTCACTGGTCAAAGCCATTGGCCCTCCATTTCCGCGGCACTACAAGCACCACATACGGTTATCGGTCTCTTCGCCCCAGCCATCAAGGCGAGCGTCGGACGCTGCAGTGTGCGCAAGGATCCGCGCCATAGCAACGTCTATCTTTTGGTGCTGCGTAGGCTTTCCCAGCACGTACTTCTGGCCAGGCTTCGCAATCTTGCGAGCGTTCGCAAAGCTGATACCTGCGATCGGGCAGCCATCGTGCGTGACGCGACGTTCCTTGAGATCGACCTCAAAACGCTTGATTTCGTCGTACATCTTGGAAATGCGCGAGGTATTCCACTCGAAAACTTTCTCGTCGCCATACTTCAACGACCAGTCGCCAATCTCGGAATACCAATCGTGCGGATCGCAATAGAAGCGACGAACCTTGAATTTCTCCATGAGCTCGTCAACGGCCGCGGAAACCTCGCCGCGGGGAATGTTCCCATTCCACTCGGCAGGATTCCAGATCGTCGGCCGGCGGTCTGGCCCATACCGCGGGGTGAACGTCAACCCACCGATGGTCTCAGCCTGAATTGCAGTCCAGTCGTCCGAATCCGAACCGTCGAACCCAAGACAAATCTGAGTTCCATCGTCAGGCTGTGGCAGCCAAGGCATTGGCGTAAGCAGCATCCCAAAGACCATCCTTCAACCACGCACCAGAGCCAGAAACTAGACGGTTCCCAAAGAACCGCTCAGCCTCGGCAGGATCCAGCTCCATCAGCTCGGCAGCCTCAGCCTCAATGGAATTCAGGTCAACGTGAGTCGAACCCGCGTAGCCATAGGCGTGCATCTTGGCCCGGTCTCGCCGGTTCTTGTAGGACAGTTCCTTCGGCGGCTGCCGGAAGAACTTGAACACGTCCTGCGCCTGAGATTCGAACGTCTGCTGAGCCGTCGAGTTCATCGCCGGATCCCAGGCGTTCGTCGTCTCAATCGTTCGTCCACCCATGCCGGCGGCGCCACGGCGCTGAACTTGCGCGACTGTCACCAACTTGTTGGTCTTGGTGTAAAGGCCCGACTCATCTTGGAAAGCAAACGAGATCGGATTACCAAGTCGAGACTGAGCATTGGACGACACTGCGTCGATCCGGTCCATGTCGTCGTCGCCCGAGTCGCCAAGAATGCGAATGAAACCCTCGCGGACCTTCATCAGCGAACCAAGCGGACCCAACCGAATCATGGCCTTGAGCGGGCGCATGATGTTGTCAACTTGATCCTCAGACGTTGCCAACAACTGGATCAGCGGCGAGGGATGGCGGATGCCCATCGGCTCACCGGGCAGGTACTCGTATACCCAACCGCAGCTGCAGCCGAATTTGGCACACTCGTATTTGTCGCCAGCCTCAGCCCAGCCCCCGAAGATGGTGGGGCCAACGGCCTCTGCAGCAGTGACGGCAGCGGACCAAGGGCCCTTGCCCGTCTTCTGCGGTGCAACAATCTGCGAACGCCGGTACACGAACGCCTGGTTGAGCAACGGCTGCTCTTCATTCCAGTAAGCCTCTGGGCGGATCCGGTAGTGATTCGCCGTGCACCAGAACTGCCAGTCGTACTGACGGAAAGCCTTGCCGCGGGAGAACCCGTCCGGGACCATGCAATGCTGCTCGATCCACGCATCAATCACGTCACCAAGCGTCGGGAAATCGACTACATAACCAAGATCAACCGTCGCCATTTACTGCTCGCATCCGGCGGACCGGAGCGGAAATAGCTTTGGGAGCCTCGGCTGCCTTCTCAGTTCGCTTCACATCAAGTTCACTTCGCGCTATTGCCCAACCGTTCCCCGCGAGACCTGCTGGCGTGAGTCCGATCTGATCAGCGAACCGGTGGAGAGAGTTCTTATCCGCGGCCTGAGCATCAGCGGACTCGCAAATGGCGGCTGTACGAACCCACATGGCAACCGAGTGCCAACGCCAAGACTCCAACGCCCAAGCGCAAGCCTGCGGGGTTGACCAAGCCCACTCCCAAAGCTCCTGCTCGCGCTCTTGGCGACCAGCAGAAGCGCCGGGATCCGTCTCCTTGATCTTGGCTTTAGTCTCCGTATCGAAATACTCGTTGAAGACCATTGCTGGGGACAAAGGGAAGTCAGGAACGGCGCCATCGAATCCGCTGGCGGGAAGAGTATCAAATGACACGCCGCGGAGATCCGACCGACCCGAAGTAGGATCAGCAGGCGGGCCACTTCGGGCCCGAGATCCACCACTACCCATGAAGCACCCCTTAGGAGAAAAATGATGACAGAAGCAGAGCTCAATGCCGCCCGTGACGAAAAGGAAAGACTCAAGCAGGAAGCCTGCGCCCACGAGCATTTCCGAAAGGAAATCTATATGGGACAAAGGTCGGGGGATTATGAATGCAGCTCATGCGGCCTAGTAATTTCTAAGAGCAAATTCGAGGCACGCAAAGCCAATATCTGATGTGGCCAGCGGAGGGTTTGAAAACTTTTGAACCCTCCGCGAGGTGCAGCGACCTCACCGGCGGTCTGACTTGGCGGGTTTTTAGGCCCCCTCCCGTGGGGTTGTCCACAGGGTTATCGACAGGTTATGCACACTCCGAAAATAGGTTGTGTGGGTTAGCTTTCGAGCTTTGGGTGAGCCCGTTTGCCGCCGTCCGAGGTGTTGCAGTGCGCGTGCTCGGGGCCTTTGTAGTCGGTGCGGTCGTCGGTGTGTCCGAGGTGCCACTCTGTGCCTGGGTGGATTGGCTTGCCGCAGGTTGCGCAGTTGACTCCGCCTCGTTGCACCTTGATGTCCCATTGTTTGCGGAGTGCATTGTGCCTGTGGTCGTAGCCTCGTTTGGTTGAGCTTCCTCTGTCTGCTTCGTACTCGCGCTCGTGCTCTGTGCAGTAGCGCTTGTTGACGATGCGTGGACAGCCTCGCTTGGGGCAGATGCGCTTGGCTCTAGGCAATAGTCAGCGCTCCTTGCTATGGTCTGCTCATGTCTAAAGGCGTGGAGTTGCGTTGGTCGAACTTGACCAGCGGTGGTGTTTTCAATGTTTCGGGTGCGACCTTGTATGAGGTACGAGCGAAGCTTGAAGGCGCGGGGGCGATCTGGGGTAGGCGTACGTGGGTGGATGAGGTGCGTGTTCTTCATCCCTCGGAGTACATCAAGTTTGGTCAGCTCACTAAGGCGGGCCTTCAATCTGATGACCCGCCTCGCTTGGTGGTCACGTATCGGACTGAGATTGGCGGGTCCATTCAGTTCGTTGAGTTGCCACTGGTGTAGGTGACGATTCGCTCCAACCTATTGGAACCGGCAGGATATGCAGGTTTAATGCTCATGTGAGAGCTTGATCCTGCACGCTTCTACTAGATCGGCAGGATCTTGCCGCATAGCATAGCCCGCCCTCACGTTGGTGAGAGCGGGCTTTGTTGGCTGGTTCGGCTGTCGAGGAACTCTAGCCTGTCCGTTGCGTACATCTTGATTTCGCCAGTTGCTGCGATGTAGACATAGGACACTGGGGTGTATGTATTGTCGGAAGTTTCTAGAGAGTGACCGTTTGATGCACCTCTGAGCGCAATGGTGCCGAGTTCTTTTGTGGCCTTGATTCTGACCCTGGCGTGCCTGGACCCGGGTTGGGGTCCGAGTTCTTCTGTGGTCATCCGCGGCATGGTTTGTCCTTCGTTGGCGTTGGCGGTTGGTTCCGCTGGTGCCTTGATCAGACCATGTCGCGTCCGTCTTGCATAGGTTAGTTGGCATCGACTCACTCGCTCGCATCGAACGTGGGTCGAGGGTGATGCCTAGATCGCGACTCGCGGTGGAAGGCACGCGAGCCAAGTTGTGTGTGGTGGAACGTATCTGTGGGTAGCCTCTGCGATACTCACTTCGTTGGGTGTGGTGGCACGCCTCTTAGCGATTGGAAGTATTTATTATGATGGCGCGTCTGTCGGCTTGCCCAATTTGCGGATCTGAGAATGATCTGTCGCTTGTATCTCATCCACTTTGGGGGGAATTCATGACCATCTATGTGTGGCGCTGCAATGCTTGCGACCAGTATGTTGATGCCGATGGTCCTGTTGATCCGATGAAGGACTAATGCGCTTGTATCGCTGGTGAACTTGGATCGGTTAACGAAAGGATGCGCCCAACCTTTCGGCGGGGCGCATCCTTTCGGGCAACAAAAAAGCACCTGCCGTATGGCTAGGTGCTTGGGAGTAGATCCAATGATCCCCTCGCTTTGAGTCACTTTACATGATTCTGGGTCTGATTAAAAGCTCATGCTTTGATCCTTTGTGTGTGGAGTTCGATAACTTCGTGTGGCCAGTAGGTCGGGAGTGGGTCGCGTGTGACTGGTGCGAGTTTCCCGCGTTGCGCCCAGTTGTTGATGTCTTTGGACTTGACACTGATCCTGGCGTTCTTGCGTAGGAACTTCACGAGCTGCCTTGTGGGCAGTGGGGGTGCTTCTTCCTTGACTCGTTTCTGGTTGGCTTCGTGGTCTACTTCTTCTACTTCGGGTCCGTAGACGGCGTTGCGTGCGTTGCCTACCCAGATCCTTGCCATGTGGAGGGTTTGCCCTGCGTTGGGGTTGTCGCGGGCTTCTTTGTAGGCGTTCTTGGGTAGTTCCCAGAGTAGGTAGCGGAGTTGGCCGGTGTCGGTGGTTGGTGGTCGGCTGCCTGCGCTCTTGGTTCCATTGCCGCCTTCTTGTCCTCCTGCTTTCTTGGTGACTTTTCCGGCTTGGATGTTGGGGTCGAGGTTGACGATGAGGAAGTCAACGTTGTCCAGCAGGTCGGCCAGCTCTAGTCGGTGTTCTTCGCAGAGGTGCAGTGTCGATGCGGTGTCGCAGTCAGGCAGGGTGCATTTGCTAGCTGTCTCGGTAGCGGTCACGTACTGTCTCCTCGGTTTCGATGGTGGCCTTATGGAGTAGCCCCAAGGTTGTGTGCATGGGCTGGTTTGGCGGGACTTCTTTGGAGTACCAGCGCTCGCCGTCGTGGCAGTCTGGTGCGATGGCCGTTGCATAGACGACCCACTCAGTGACCATGCCTTGGGTTTCGTCGGTTACGTGCGCACTAATGGCATCCTCGAGCGTCTCGCTGGTCTTGGCGATCATGACGAACCACGGGACTTTAGATCGGGCGGTCTTGTAGCCCTCTTGCCACGGGAACCGCTTGGTGATCCAATTGCTGCTGGCCACGATGATCTTGGGACTGTCCGGGTGCCACATATTGAGGCTCATTTCACTTCTCCTTCTGGGATGACGACCACAACGTTGTCCCCGTACGAAAGATCAACTTCGCCAGGGATCTGGACAACGACTTCTGTCATGCCGGGTCGGCGTGCTGGCTCGTAGCTAGCGCGGGTGACTCTGGCGTGGAATTCCTTGCTCATGAGTAGTCCTTCCATGGGGTCTTCGGTTTGACGGGTTTGGGTGCGGGTTGTTTTGGACTGATTTCGTAAAGCACGTCAACATGGACGGGGCTCACGGTTACGTCGTTGGCGTGCATCTGGACTCCGGCACTGTCGTCGACGTCAGGCAGGAACGTTCCCCGGTGCCGACTCGTGCGCCGGAACCATCCCTTGGTTCCTGCTGGGTAGATTTCCGGGGGCAGCGGCTCAATATCCGGAACGATGACATCAACGACGGTGACCGCCTCATGCCACGCGATCAGAAGCGAATCGTGCTCGAGGATCCGCGGCGGGATCACTTGGCGGCATCCAAGTATTCGATTTCCCACGTGGGGTGGAAGTACCCGAACGTTCCATCATCGAATCGAACCTTGAGGTGCGCGCCTCTGACTGCGCTGACGATGGACCCAACTTTGTTTTCGCCCATTCCCGTGTACCGGATGCGTGCACCACGCTTGGCAGGAACTGCGTAGCGTTGGCGGATGTATTGCATGCTCATCGGGTTTCCTCCATTGCGTTTGCGGTGTCGGTGAGTAGTTTGATGACGGCGGTGGTGACGCTGTATCCGCCGACCGGGTAATCGTTTTTGATGTTGCGGGCGGCGGTTCGCATGAAGTGGCCTTGCGAGTGGAAGCCCGGATGCGGGATGTGAGGCATCGGCACGGTCACGCTTTCCGGGACTGGGAATGCCTGCACTTGGTGGTCAAAGCACATGACGGGCTTGCGGCGAAGATGGAAGGCCACGAGCCATACACGGTTGGTTTCGCATGGCAGGAAGCAGTTCGATTCAGGCCATGACTCGTCGTAGGTGAGGCCTTGTGCCATCGTGCGACTGCCAACGATTACACCCTCAGTCGCGGTCGTTTCCGTTTCGATGAGGCTGGTTCGCAGCATTCCGTCATGCCCGTTGTCGGGCATCGCTTTGAGTTCCGGCCAAAGCTCTTTGACTTCCGTGGCAACCATGTTGCTGTTCCGTGGTGCGAATTTGATGCGGTCACGGTGCCTCTCGGTGGTGCCAGTGATCTTGACGCGCTGGCCTAACTTGAATGTGGTGCTCATGGTGTTTCTCCTTGGGTGATAGTGAGGATGATGCGGGGTTCGCCCTTGCCGCCGTGGCGGTGGTCCGGCCCGATGACGTGTTTGAAGCTGTCGTCCTCGAGTAAGCCCGAGTCCACGAGCCCATCGACAATGGCTTTCGTGGTGTCGGCGAGGTTATTGGGGTCGTAGCGCCCATTCCTGGCTTTCCAGATGTGTGCGACGATCCGCACCGGTGTGGCCATGGGTTCAAGTCCGCGAGCTGCCACGCAAGCCGCGGCACGCCACTGCTTCGTCAGGTTCGCCTTGGCCATTCGATGCATTCGGACGTTCGTGTTGATCCATCCACACGGCGCCGGGACCACGATGGTCACGGATCCCGTCAGCAGGTCGAGCACGTCGGCCTGCCCTGGCAGCAATTCGATGTCGTCGCTCATGCCGCCGCCAAAGAATGCGCGGCCACCATGATCAGATCCCGGGCCGCCGGCGGCGTGACCGCGTTGCCTGCCTGCTTGACCTGCTCCCGCTTGTTCCCCGTCATGATGTAGCTCTTGGGGAATGCCATGCCCGCGCTGATCTCGTGGGGCTCAAGCATCCGGAACTCGCAGTCTTCAACCTCGGGCACAGACCATTCGGTGAGGCCCGCGTGATTCCCGCCTGCGCTGATCGTGCGCAGCGGATTTGAGATTGGTGCGCTGGCCCCTTGGATCTGTTCCGGCGCGGTGCCGCGCATGGTTGTGATCATGGCGAAGCGGTCCACGGTCGGGATCGTTGGGATCGCTTTGCTCGTCGGGTGCATGACTCCATTGCCGTAGTACTCCATCAGCATCGACGTCGGGGGCGTGAGTAGCCCAGTCTCATTGCGGGTGGTCTGGGTTCGCATGAGCCCTTCGACGGGCGTGGCAACCTTCCCTTCGCGTCCTTCGACAGGAACGAGCAGGGACCGTGTGTAGCTGGTTGTCTGTGTCGGGAATGGCTCGGATTCCACCGGTGCGATGATCTGCGAGCCACGCACACTGTCGATGCTGACCGCCTGCTTGCCGTACTTCTCGAGCCCGGCCCGAATCCGCGCCATTGTCTTCTCAACGAGGGGCTTCTTCCTGTCACCGATGCGCTGGCCCTTGATGGTCCAGTCGATGGCCGCGGCCGCCGGCAACCATCCGGGCTCGATGATCTGGTTCTTGCACTTCGTGTTGGGGCAGCGGAATACGTACTGGGCTTTGTATCGGCCCCACCGGTAGTTCGGGTTCTTCCATGACTGCACGCAGCGCACTGTCTCTTCGCAGGTGGAGCAGTGAGCCAGAGGCATGAGCAGGTCGAAGTCCGGGCGGCGGTTGCCCTTGAGCCAGAACATCACGTACATGCGGTCTCGGGACTGAGGTGCGGGAGCGCCGCCGAGCTGGGCGTGCATGCTGTTCATGTAGACGATGTGGTGTTCGTATCCGAGCGCTGTCATGGCCAGCAGCCAGGCATCAAACATGATCCACTTGGCCGCGTCCACGACGTTCTCGGTGATGATGAGTTTGTACTTGTGGACCTCGGCGAAACGGGGCACGTCCCACATGGTGGCGCGGGACCGCTCTGCAGATTCGTCGGCGATGCTGTCTCCGAAGAGGTCGGGCTGGTTGGAGATCCTTTTCTTACCCTTGGCCACCGAGTGGTTCGTGCATTCGGGGCTGGCCCACAGGATGTCGCTGGTGGCGATGTAGCGCGGGTCAGTTACTTGGATGTCCGCGCAGACGTGCTCGGTTTCGGGGTGGTTGGCGTTGTGGGTTTCGATGGCGCGGGCCCAGTGGTTCATGGCCGTCTTGACGGTCATGCCGGGAATGCTTTGGGCTCCGGTGGAGGATCCGCCGGCGCCGCAGAACATGTCGGTGAGGCTGAGTGCGGGAAAGTTTGCGGGGTTGATGCGTTCGAGGGTTGCTGTTGGCACGGGGTTTCTCCTTGGTTTTGGGCACAAAAAAGGCCGCGGTGTCGCGGCCAAGGCATGAAAAAAGCCACCGGGTGGGCGGTGGCTTGGGGCAAAAGAAAACCGCCCGAAGGCGGCGTGGGTACGGCTAGTTGGCTATGTCCAGCATGGTCCTATATCCGAAAGGAATCCTCCCTTGTCTGGGTCTCGCTCATAGGTGCGCCCGAGGGAATCTTCGAAACTGAGATGGACTGGAATGATCTCGCTAGGTTTGTACATGCGGGAATCGGCAGCCAGCGAGGTGTCCAGCATCGTCCTGGGCCTCATGATTGGGAGCTCCCATTTTCCGTCGGGCAAGCCATCGTTAGTGACGGTAATCTTGTAGATGGCGTCATCCGAGGCATTCTCAATGTAGACCCTAGGATTTTGCGTTCCGGCGTCAATCTCGGTCCAAGCAATGACTCGTGATGCTTGACGATACCGATCGTCTTGGTGGCGCTGGTCCAGTAGTTCGTTGGCTTTAGCCGCGGTTTTATTGGCCTGTTCAGCTGCGTCGCCAGCACTCTTCGATTGAAAAAGCGCAACGGCAACCGCTACGAGTGTCGCTAATGCTGCAATTGCTTGCCAGAAAGCAGGCCAGAATTCGGATTGCACCGGCATCTCGCAAGACAGTTGGAACACGGTCTGGGCATCCGCGATGGAGCCTGCACAATTCAAGGTTTCTGAGAGGATCATCCGTTCATCCTATGAGGTTTCGGGGATGCGCTCTATTTGGTCGGGTGCTTCGTGGGTGATGGTGCCGTTGTCCCCAAGCACTCTGTAAAAGCTCTCGATGGTTTGGGTGCGGTCACGCCGAGCTTGTCGCGGATGCTGACCTGTCGAACGCGAGTGTGGTCGGGGATAATTCTCATCGCCCTATTTTACTGAGGAGCCGGGATTACCATTACGACTGCCCCATCCGCTTCGGTTTTTGCGATGGTCATTAGGCCGCGCATTCTGCCTAGCGTCGCGGATTCAGGTTTGAGATTGCTTTCCCAGACGTCAACTGAATCGGCGACGTCGTTGGCGAATGTGCGGACATCTAGCTGCAAGGTCGTATGGATGCTGTTGCAATGAGCACTTTTGCCGTTCGGAGGGGACGCAGTGAACATGAATTCCCGGAAAACTCGATCGATTTCGTTTTTCATGTGCTTGGTTGTGTCGAACGATCCTTCGTGGAGGACGGCGCACCTGAGCGCGTAAAAGTCTGTCCCGCTGATCCAGATCATTTTTTCATCGGACAGCAGACCTGGCATAGGTGATGTGTACTTTGGCGTGAAATTCTTGTCGACCCATTCAACAAAGCGTGGGCCCGGTTTTGCGTTCGGCCGAGCGAGCTTGCTGCAGATATCTGGCATCGTCAGTGCAAGTGTCAGGGCGGAGTACCAGTTTTGTTGAGTTGCAGCGCTTCGGATGGCGTCTGTTAAGTGCTTCATGGGATGAAGCCTATGGCCTCAGAATAGGGTTTGGTGCGCGCCTCGCTTGGGCTTGGAACGGTTTCGGCTTGCCGCCAGCCCTTTGGCGGCGGTTGTGGTTTGCACAGTTTGGGCTTCCCTTTGCCGACTTGATCGGAACGGCGTTCCCCTACGAGAACATCGGCTAGGCAGGCTCGGCAGTGGTGCGCGGCTTCCCATTCGTGATCTGGGCACGGGTCGGCTTTCGGGGGCTCAACTTTGAACGTCTCGAATTGCCAGTGCTTGCCGGGCAGGAAGATCCCGGATGGTGATTTGATCGCGGGGTCATTCGCAGCGCGGATTGCAGCTTCGGCGATGACTGGGAAGGGGTGCGGGTCGTCTCGGTGCTCGGCAAAGAGGCTGAGTGTTTGATTGGGTCGCCAGTTGCCGGGGCGCATGAGTGCCAGGAGTGCGGCGAGAACTTCGGCTTGCTGCTTGTGGATCATCGGATGAATTCCTTTCGTCGATTGTTGGATTGGTTCGCGTTAACTTAGGTGACGATTCGACGAAAAATCTTTCCCCGTTCTTCTTTAAAAGATGAGTAGAAACCTAGGTGAGACAAGCTCCCAAGGAGCTTGTTGGTTAATGGTTACTGGTTAGTTCGATTCTGCTTGGACTTTGCTTGAAGCAGAGCGTCAACAAAACACCGTTCTGCTACAAGCAGCTGCTTGGATTCTGCTTGGACTTGCTTCACTGTTCTTCGTCCGGTTCGGCGCCCGGGCAGTCTTCGCAGTTGGGGTCGATTACTCCCTTGTTGACGTGGTTTCTGATGTGCGATGACTTCATTCCGCCGCGGCGTCCAGCTTCTTTTTTGTCACTCATGTGTTGCTCGATTTCAAGCTTCGACTTTTGGTGACTGAGGTAGTCGTGCATGGCGTGCTTGCCGTTGGACTTGGTCATGAATCCGACTGTGAGCATTTCTTCGATTACGTCTGGTGCATAGCGACGAACGAGGCCCGCTGGTACTTTCCCGTCCGTCTTGCGTCGGTTGGAGTAGCACCAGAGTTCAACGACTGCACGGAATGCGGCATCGGAAAGCTCGAGGGTCTTTGGGTGCTCGGGGAATTCGTCGGCGACCGTGATGTATGCCCGAGTGTCCTTTGCCATCTAGTGGGGTCCTTTCGGGATGGGCGGCGCGCACCCCGGGCTGGGATGGGGGTGCGCGCCGGTGGGGTTAGAAGTTGCCGTCTGCGACTTGGAAGACGGTGAGGCCGATTGCTCGCCACATCTCTACGACTTGGTTGCGGTCATCGAAGACGCCAGCGACGTTGTAGCGGCTGCGGATGTGTTGGTTGAACAGTTCGTGCTTCACGATGTCGTCGCGGCGCTTGTCGCCGGCGGGCCGCATGTATACCCGGGGCCAGCCAAAGCCGTTGGCCAGCAGCCAGTCTTCGGTGACTTGCCGGTGGTCTTCACTGCGTCCGGTCATGAAGATGACTTGGCCGGGGAGGCCAAGCACGATGCGGGCTACTTCCTTGTTGAGGGTGTCGAGGTGGGCTTTGGATCCGTCGTAGATGTCTCGTTCTCCGCAGAGTGCCACGGTGCCGTCGATGTCCACGAGGTAGACGTCGTGGAGTCCTGGCGTCGGTTCCCATGGCTGCCATTCCTCGGCGGTGGCCACGTCGGCAGTCGGGTGAGGTAGCGGCCCGGAGTTGAGGAACTTCATGTGCATGTTCTTGATGACCTCAGCGGGCACGCGCTCTTGCTCTGGGCGCTTTTCGTTTCGGTTGAGGCAGACACCGAGTGCGCATCCGGTGAAGTCCTGGACCTCGAGTTCGGCGCCGGTAACGTGCGCGAGGGTGGCCCATGCTCGTGCGTTGCGCTGCCGGAGGTTGGTGTCGTCCACGACAACGTCTTGCCCAGCGCGCAGGTAGCTGCGCACGAGGTCCGCGCAGGCCTTGGTGATGACTTGCTCGGTCAGGTGGGTTGCGGCCCGCTGGTCAAAGTGGAGCATCTTACGCATGGAGTCTCGGTTGACGCGTACTCGGCTCTCGGGATCTTCGGCGACCCATGCTTGGGCCCAAGTGGTTTTGCCGGATCCGGGGAGACCTCGAGTGATTATGAGCTTAGACAAGGGATGCTTCTTTCTGTGTGGTGGGGCGGATCTGCTTCCATGCCCAGGCGTGGATGTCTTTGCCGTCGAGCAGGGAGAAGATGGCCGGGCGCAGTGGGTGCTTGGATGCTTCGAGGGCGAAGTCTTTGCGGTCGAAGTCGGCGGGCAGCACGTACTCGGTGAGGGTGCGGTATGCGGTTTCGGCTTCGTCTACGAGGTTGTTGTGCTGGTCGAGCAGCTGCTTGCCGATGTTGTCGGCCCAGCGGTGGAATTCGTCGGGTAGGCCCGCGGTGAGTTCTGCGAGCGATTCCCCGGCGGCAAGGTGTTCCCAGACTGTGCGTTCATTCCATCCGGTGACGATGCGGTGGAGGCGCACGTAGTCGTCTTGCTTGATCTTCACGCGGGTGTCGGTGCCGTGGAAGTGGACGACGAACCCTTCTGCGTTCTTGCGTGCCGGGGCATCGAATGCTTCGGCCAGAGTTTCAAAGGGGAAGACCGTGGCCCGGTCGCCCGGCCACTCAATCTCTGCCGGGGTGACGCTGGTCCCGGTTTCGATGTCGATGGCGCCGAGCAGGATCAGGGCATCGAGTGGTCCGTAATCCACGACGATGCGATTTTCGGGGTAAATGATTTCGAAGAGGACCGTTATGCCGGCGGGCGGCATCCAGTCGGGGTATCGCTTGTTGAGCAGTCCGGTCGCGTGGATGGCCTGCTCGCTACTCATGGATCCGCGGGTGGCGATGCGGACCTTGCCGCCGATGACGTAGGCGATTCCGAGCGAGCCGTCGAGTTTGTCCGTCACCGTTACGGGTGCAGTCAAGTCGAGGATGGCTTCGGGTTCACCGGTGTTGAAGAACTTCGGGAACGGTCGGGCGATGACCTGGCCGTTGGGCTTGACGATGAGGCCGCGGCACTGGGTAGTGATCAGGTTCCAGTGGCGGTCGTACTGCGCTTTGTCGGTGTAGTTGAGGATCGTCAGCTCGTTGAGCTTTTGGGCGCGGACGTATCCGGCGGCGATCTCGTTCTTGAGTTCGGTCGGATCAAGCAGGTCTTGCAGGTACATGGCTTCTCCTTGGGTATGCGAAGGGCCGCTCACAAATGTGAGCGGCCCGGGTGAGGGTGGTTATGCGAGAATGCGCAATTGCTTGGGATCGGCGGCGGATTCGATGGACTTCTTCATTTCCCCGCCGTTGTCCATGCGGATGTGCACGGTGTGTTCATCTACCTTTTCGGCGGTGCCGAAGTATCCGAGGTAGATGCTGCGTTTGTCAGTGACCTTGATGCGGTCACCTTGTTTGAGTGCGTTCATCGTTCGCCCTTTGGTCCGTTGCCGACGATGCGGTCGATTGCGGCGGTGAGTTCCTGTTGGGTGCTTTCGATGTGGGCGGCTTTGGCTTGCGGGTAGTCGTGATCGTGTGGGGTTACGTCGAGGCCACCGTGTGCGAGCGTCTGGGTGTTGTCGTTGAGTTGGTCGATGCGCTCGTGGATCGCGAGTGCTTCTTCGAAGGTTGCCTCGGCTACTCGGTGCCCAATGCGTGCCCCAAGATCGAGCACGATGGTTTCTTGGCCGGGAGTTTCGACATACTGGCCGAAGTGTTTGTAGTAGGTCTCGACGGCGGCGCGAGTATACGTGCGGGCCTCGTCGCGGGTCATGGTCGATTCCTTCGTTCGGTGAGGTTGCGGATCGCCGTGTCCGCGGTCGGATCCCGATGTGTTTTGTTTTCGTACTTGAGGTTCTTTTCGGAACCGCGTTTATGGCAGTCGCAGTAATGCCAGCGGCAGATCTGGAGTGCGCCGCGGCATCGTTGGCAGCAGGGGTCCATGTGTGTCCTTGAGGATGGGTACGAACGCCGCCAGTTGGGAGGCTGACGGCGTTCGCGGAAATGGGGTGGGTAGTTACTTTGCGGGGGTTGCTTCTACGACGTTTGGCATCCACGACAGGAACGGGACGCGCCAGCCTGTCGTGATTAGGTCGTACGTCTCGCCTTCGTGCAGTGATGCGTAGACGTCGGCGGATTCGAAGTGCATCCGCCAGATGGTGTCTCCAACCTTGAGCACGCCGCACTCTTCTGTGAAGACGCGGTACTCGTGGCCCTTTTCCTTGGCAATCGATTCCTTGGCGGTAATTGTGCAGGTCGGGTGTTCCTCGTGGAGGTTCTTCGCAATGCCAATACCGGCCGCGCCGACCAGCAGAGCGCCAATGACTACTAGCGAGCAGCCAAAGGGGAAGTCGTTACTCATGTGAGCCTCTTTCTGGGCATGAAAAAACCCGCTCTGTGGCGGGCTTAGGATTGGGTGGTGAAAATTAGTTCAGCAGTAGAAATTGATGGCGACTTCCTAACCGTGGAAGCAGAGGGAGCCACCTACGAGGAAGCTCGTGACAAGCTCGATGCCCTCGTGCCAGAAGGCGGGAAGCTCGTCGGCATCATCGTGGATGGAGACTAATCGGGCAGGCTGTTGAGACTCGCCTGAATGTGCTCGATGATGTGCGCCGGTGCGTTGTTCGTGTTCGCGTACTCGAGGTAGTCAGCCAATGTGCCCGCTTCCATTGCTTTGGCGATGGTTGCCAACACTTCCGCGGGGATGGTGAGGTCAACGGGCTGCGGGGCTGACTCCTTGAGCGGCATGATGACGTGCTCAGCCTTTGTCTTCTGAGTCGCAGTGAGCACAAGAACTCGACGTTTCTCAAGGTGCGACATGTGGCTGATCTTGATGCCACCAACCGCAACGCCGCCAAACATCACTGAGGGATCGCAATACAAAGTAAATCGCCGCCCGGCGTACTGCGTCGAGTCCTTGCCCCAGATCGCCACCAGTACACGCCGCATCGTCTTTGAAGGCCTGTACGGTTTGCCCGGAGCCTCCACGAGATACACATTGACCGGCTGTTCGCGACTACCAGGGGACACGCTATCGATGGTGAATGTGCGTGGCCCTGAAAGATAATCAGCCGCGTTCTGCTGATCGGATTTGGCAATGATGCTCTCCGATAAGTCCATGATCAGAACTCCATTTCTTCAAAGTGGTCAATGCGCTCGGCAATGGGCGCATCCTTGGTTTCTTCGAGGTAGTCAGAAATCATCTGGGTAGCGCTGGCTTCAAAGAGCTTGGCCGCTTCGATGATTGCCTGCTGCCACGCGGGGTCCGGGAACACGCGCTTGACGTACAGCGCCATGCCGCCCGTGTAGTCCACGTAGTCGCACCACTTGCGGCCCATGACCAAGATCCCGGTCTGCATCTGAGCCATATTCTCGGCAGGGACGTCATCCTCAGCGAGCACTACTTCGACGTGTTTCTTCTGGGCCCGTGACTTGATTTCGATTAGACCGTCGTCTCCGACCAAGCCGTCTGGAGAATAACCAATCTGGAATCCGGCGAACGTGCGGATCATGAACCCAGCAGTGGCAGCCGGCGCATGAGTCTCGGAATAGAGATCTCGTGCATATGGCTCGTCTAGATTCCCGCGCTCCATGTCCCTGCTGGTCGCGGTCGGCTCGGTGTAGTTGGTGATCCGTTCGGCCGCAAGTAAGCGGTGAATGCTCTTTGCCGTTTCGCCGGTGGACACGTTGAGCGTGGTGCTCGAAATGAGTGCATGCATGACCGACGCAGTAACGATCCCGCGCCGGACAGCGTGCCACTCTTCTGTGCCCTGATCGACGTTGAAGACTTCCAGCGTTGTGCCGGTAAGGTCTACGGGCTCAGCGCGTGCAGGATTTTCGGGCGGCACGTAGGTCTTGGATATAGCGACTGGCGGTGTCTCCTGCTTCGGAGTTTCCTTTCGTGCGCCGGTCTTGATCATGCAAGTTCTCCATCTACGAGGCGGAATTCGTGGTCTTCGGAATCGCTGACGAACTCAACGAATGCTTGGAACTCGTTGTCTTCGCACATCGACTGCAGGACCTGCAAGGATGCTTCGTCCATGACGTTGCCGTTGCGGATCACCATGGTGCGAACCTCAGGGTTGGTAGCGATGATCATGGCCGCGCTGACGATGATCTGTTCGGCGCCGGATGCCCGTGAGAATGGGATGCCTTGGTAGAGGACGCCATCTTCATCGAACGACAGGCCTTCAACGGGCATCTCTGCCGTTGCGAGTCCGTCTGCCTTGCGCTGCTGGACTGCTTTTATCTGCGAGTCGAATGTGTTCCATTCCTTGAGCAGTGCCGCCTTGCGTTCGGCCTGTTCGCGAGCAGTGTTGTTGGACCGGATCGCCGCGTTCGAGGTCTCGGCCCCGTCGATCTGCTCTTGCAGCCATACTGGGTCTTCGCCAAGCGGCAGGGCGGTGAGGTTTTTCTCAGCTTCGACGGCCTTTCGTTCTGCATCGGCCAACTCGTGCTTGAGACGTTCAGTCTCGGACTTCCAATGCTGGACAGCGCGGGTCATGTTGCTGCGTTGAGTAACCGCTTCCTGCGCTTCGCGATGCCGCCCGAGTAGGTCATTCAGGCTTACTTCATCGGTCGGTAGGCCATTGTCTACGTTGAAGTCGCCAATCGTCTTACCTTGCTGCCCGGCCAACAGTCGCTTGGCTTCGAGTGCCTTGATTTCTGCATCCAACTCGGCAGGAACGAACGGCAGCTTCACGATGGACAGCAGAATTTCGAGCTGCTTCTTCTCGCCAACAGTAGTGAACGCAGAAGCATCAACTCCGAGCATGCTCATTGCCTGGTCAAGATCCCGCTGCCCCAGCTTGCCGCCGTCCGGTTTCGTACCTGCGAGCGTCGGGCCGGAAGGGGTGAACTTCTGATGCAGGAACGTGCCATCGGTCAGCTTGATCTTGATGTCAGCGCGACCGGATCCGTCCTTGATGGGACGCTTGATGAACTTCGCATTGAACTTGCAGAAGCCGGTTTCGATGGCGTCGAGGACGCTGGTCTTGCCCTCGCCGTTTTGGCCGAACAGCATGATGACATTGTTTGTCGGTTCAATCTTCACGGCGCTGACTCGCTGGAAGTTGACGATTTCGAGTGATTCGATGGTTCCTGCGATGCTCATTTTTTGTTCCTCTTCTGTGTGGCGAGATTGCCAATGGGGTAGGTGGGTTTGGGTGGCAGGTCTGACTTGGCCCATGCGTCGTTGGGGCGGTCGGGTGGGTTTAGCGCGGCCAATGTCCCCGGATAGGCAGTACGTCGCACGGGGTCCCATGCGGCTTCCATCGCCGTGTAGGACGGGTGCGGGTGGAACGTTGCTTCGACATTGTTGCTCATTGGGTCATCACTCCTTGGTGTGTCACGTGGTTCTGTCGGAGCGCTAGGGCTCCCACGTATTCGGGATCGTCGGTCTTGTATCGGGCTATGCATTCGGGCTGGCCAAGTGCTGCCATGACTTTTTGGCCGACCTCGATAAACGTCACTCCGCTACCTGCTCGGCGCGGGCTGCGTTCCGGCGGGCGTCGCGCCGTTCTCCCCATGCCGCTACGGCGAGCACGAGGACGATAAGGGCGAGGTCTGCGCCATTGAACACTGAGTCGAGAAGCACGCTCATTTCCCAGCCCCCGGATTCGACCCGGCAGCGCGACACAAGGAACCGAACACGCTGGACATCGCGTCCGAGTGCTTCATCGTCACCGTCTGGCCGTCGCTGTACACGCCAACCCAGTGACGCGCACCCTGACCCTCAACCGGCGTACACGAGATTGGTGTGGGCGCGACAGTCGATGCAGCAGCGGCAGGAGCAGCCACAGCAAGCGCGATGACCGGGACTGACCAGACACTGGCCTTGAGTGCGGTGCGGCGGTTCATGACCAACGCCTATTGATTTCGGCCATGCGACGCTTGTGATCAGCGTCGATTTGCTCCATGGTGGCGCGGTGCCTGATGTCCGCGAAGATCATGTAAATAGCAATGACGATGCCGACCAGCGAGAATACCCAGCCGAACGATCCGACACTGAGGCACCAGACCGCGATGGACGTGTTCATGAGCAGTAGGAATATTGCAAAGTAACGCAAGTTGTTCTCCTTGGTTTTGGGTACAAAAAAGGCCCGCATGTTGCGGGCCGGGAATGGGGTTAGAAGTTAGGGTGTGCGGTCCTCGTGCTCAATGACTTGCTTCCACTGCCAGATAAGACCGCCGCGGCGAGACTTCGAACGCGAGAGCATCGGGCCGGCCTTCACGATGCGCCCCTGAGCGCTGGCCGCATTGAACAATGCACCCCACCAATTCGGATGCGCCGGCGCCGGAACCTTGCCGCGCAAATCATCGGCCGAGAAAAGATGCTGCGACTCAATCACCACATCCAGCGCCTCATTCGCCAGGACGAACCAATCCACCTTGTCATCCAGCGAGATAGCCATTGGGGTGGTCATCGGACCCACCTCAGCTTGCGGATGGCATTGAAGTGGGCGATGGAGTTGTCGAGTCGATCCCACAACGTCTCATCAGTCGCCCGCCTCATGTACAGCGTGGCGAGGTTAGGCTGATTCGTGCGCAACGCGGCCTCAGCCCGTGCGATCAAATTCTTGGCGTTCATGCTGGGATGCTCTCTTTCTGGTTGATGCGCCTCAGCGCGTTTGCCGTCATAACGTTCTTCACTGCCGTTTCGCCCGTCTCGTCCCAGAAGTGCAGGACATACGCCAGAGGATCAACATCGCGGTAGGAGTCGAACCGCTTCTCTAAGCGGCGTGCGATCTTCTTGGCCTGCGAGAAGCTGAGGTCTTGGCCCTTCGACTCGGCAGTGGTCAGGACGATTGGCAGTAAATTGGGCACGCTAAAGGCCCCGATCTCCGCGCAAAAAACACGCAGGTAGTGGTGAGGTAATAAAGGGGGTGTGGTGGCCAGACTGTGGGCCGGGGAGATGCTTGGTACAAACGGTGGTGCGGTGCTCAGGCGAAGGGGTCGTAATCCTCAGCCTTGGCAGCTTCCTTCTTGGCTTCGATCAGGTGAGCGATCATGCGCTGCTTGTCATCCTCAGTAAGAGTGATCCTGCCGCGCTCTAGGCGGGTGCAGATGCCAGTCTCTCGGCAGAGGCGGCGGAGAGTGGTGGGCTTGAGCCCCAGCTCTGGCGCCACCTCTTCCGGAGTGCGGAAGAATGCTTCGACTACTTCCTCGACGCTCACGCCGCTAGCTCGGTGCGGTCGGGTAGTTCGAGTGCGATTTCGGCCCGCTTTACCAGCTCTGCGAGCGTGAGCCCGAGCCAGTTTGCGGTGGTGAAAGTTTCGTCCCATCCCATGGCGCGCTGTCCGTTGAGTCGGTAGCTTGCGGCTCGTTGGGACATCCCGAGGACTTGACCTAGTTCGGTTCCGCTTTTCTTCTGCCGGGCCATCTCTGCGCGGATTTCAGAGATGATCTGGTCGGCGATGTTCTTAGTGGGCATGCATTCAATCTAGAAGTTTTCTTTTAGGAACGCAAGTCGTTCTTGTTGTTCTGTCGGAATTGTTCTAAAGTAGTCGCATGACCACTAAGAAGCTCTCCGACATTGAACTAGCTATCGCTGCCGTAGTCAGGGTGGAAATGGCCAAGCGCCGGCTGAGCGCCAATAAGTTCGCGAAAGCCCTAGGAATCTCACAGCCTTCACTTAGCGCAAAACTGCGTGGGGACACCAAGTTCTCCATCGGAGAGATCGAATCCTTCGCAAGCGAAATGGGCTTGTCACTTAGCTGGGTCATATTGGAAGCTGAGCGCCAGCTAGTGTCTGACCCTTCCGCTATCTTCGGACTTGCTGCTGATGATCGCACGGAAGATTCCATGCGCCAGCAGGAGATTGACCAAGAACTGCCATAGGGGGAAAGTGCTCGCTTTATTAGAGCTTGCAGAGCGCCGGGGGATCCGCGTTCTGTATGGACACCTTGATGGACGCAACGGCGTCTACTATCACGAGCTCGGAATGATCATTCTCGATCAAGGGCTCTGCGAATCGACCGAACGCTTCACCCTGGCTCACGAACTAGGGCACGCTCACTATGGCCACCTCGACAGCAGCCCCGCCAATGAGATGAAAGCCGATGAATATGCTGCACGCCTCCTAATTAGTCACGAGCGTTATGCGCAGGCGGAGAGTCTCGGGGACAGTCACAATTTCATCGCTCAGGAGCTAGGTCTTCCACTCAGGGCGATTGAAGCGTATTGCCGAGGTTTGGTAAGGAAATAA